GGCCTATATATTCCTTTATAGCTCATATATAGTAATAACAACTTAAATTTATTTATTGTGTCAGAGAATAATTTATTTCCAAGAAGAGCAGATATATTTAAAGATAACATTCGAGATGTTAGAGATAGCGTCGCACGCCCATCTTTAGACACTTTTTATCAAGTTATTTTTTCATTCGGTCATTTTCAAAAATGGTTAGAAGGAAGTGATGTCGCTTCTAATGCTAAAAGAAATCAAGGAAGAGATTTTCAAAGAAAGATGTCTTTATTATGTACGCAAGCTGAACTTCCAGGCACACAATATCAAACTAGTCTTGCAGTTGGACATCATCAAGGTATCCAAGAAGAATTTCCAAATCTTAGAACCTTTCCTCCTCTTAACTTGACCTTCTATTGTGATGCTGATATGGTAATTTTAGAGGTTTTAGAAACTTGGATGACCTATATTAATCCCATACAAACAAATAAAAGAGATTTAAGTGCATATTCACGATTTAATTATCCAGAAAATTACAAAGAAATTATTCATATCACCAAATTTGAAAGAGACACTTTTATAGATTCTGATTCAGAATTTAAATCCAATTTAACAAGTTATGAATTTGTAAACGTTTGGCCACAAAATTTAACATCAATGAGAGTTGCCTATGGTGATTCAAATGTGTTAAGATGTAATATAACTATGGCCTACGATAGATTTTTCACAAGATTTAATTATGAGGATCCAAATCAAGCTGTTATTAACAATCCTGACATTGTGAATTCTAATGATCAACAAATACCTAGAAAAATCTTTGGTGCTTCTGATATGATGTCAGGAAAACGTTATGATAGATCTATCTATCAATAACAACTAAATAAATTGTTAAAATAATTAATCATGCCTTTACCAACAATTGAAACTCCAACTTATGAGTTGAAATTACCCTCAACAGGAAAAAAAGTAAAATATCGACCTTTTCTTGTGAAGGAAGAGAAAATTCTAATTATTTGTCTTGAGTCAAAAAATCAAGATGAAATCACAAACGCAGTTAAAGATGTATTAAAAAAATGTATTTTGACCAGAGGAGTTAAAGTTGATGAGCTACCAACATTTGATATTGAATATTTGTTTTTAAATATTCGTGCAAAATCAATTGGTGAAGATATTAAAATGACAGTGACTTGTCCTGATGATGGAACAACACAAGTTCCTGTAACAGTTTATGTTGATGAAATTGAAGTTATAAAACCAAAAGATCATAAAACTGATATTGTTTTGGACGATAAACTTACTCTTCGGATGAAATATCCCTCATTAAGTCAATTTGTTGAAAATAATTTTGAAGTCAACGATGATCCAAAAACGATTGTAAGTAAAACTTTTAAAGTTGTTGCTGATTGTATGGACACAGTGTTCACTCAGGAAGATGCGTGGGAAGCTAAAGATTATACACCTGATGAAAGACTTAAATTTATTGAGCAACTAAATTCAAAACAATATAAGGAGGTAGAAAAATTCTTTGCAACAATGCCTAAATTATCACATACGATTGAGGTAATTAATCCAAACACAAAACAAAAAAATAGTGTCGTTTTGGAGGGTCTAGCCGATTTTTTCGGGTAAGTATTGCAAGAGAGGATCTTGAGTCACACTACCGTATCAATTTCGCTCTCATGCAATACCATAAATATAGCTTGACGGAACTTGACAATATGATGCCTTGGGAAAGAGACATTTATGTGGCTCTTCTTCAAGAACATATTGAAAAGGAAAATCTAAAAAGACAACAAGAAGAGGGTGTAAGAAAGTTCGGAAATGGATGAAGAATTAGAACAACCTAATAATAAAATTAACCTAGATAGTTTTTTTAAATCTATCGAATCGGTTGAGAAGGTGGCTAATAATGCCTTAAATATCGCCAATTCTAATTTAAACGTAATTCAACAACAAAAATCCTTGATTGATGGAATCTCAATCTCACTTACAAATTTACAGACAGAAGTTCGCGAAATTAATAATACTATAATTGTTGAAAAAAAATTAGCTGAAGATAGACAAGAGGATTTACGTCTAGAGAATGAGGATAGAGAACAAAAACAGATGGCATCTGAAAGACTTGAAGGTCAAAAAGGTGAGAAAGGAGATACAGGTCAGCCAGGAGAATCACAGGATCAACCAACCCCAAAAACAGGACTTTTAGGAAAACTTGGAGCATTACTCACACTTCCATTCGCAGGTCTTGCGGCTGGTGCAACAAGTTTATTATCACCTTTAGAAGGAATAGGCACACAAAGTCTTTCTGGTTTAGATTCAAAAGAATTTAGAGAAAAAACCAAGACAAAATCTAATTTAGATTCAAAAGAATCAAGTGGAATTTTTGGTGGAATATTTGATTCACTCACAGGCAATAAAAAAGATAAACTTAAATCTGAAATAAAATCAGAGATAAAACAAGAATTAAATCTTTTTGATGGTGATGGAAAAGATAAAAAAAGAGGTTTACTTGGTGCAATGGGTGGAATTGTAGATTCTGCAACCGCCAATATGTTTGATCTTGACAAGAGAGGTGGTTTAGATTTATTTGGTTTTGGAAAGAAAATGAAAAATAAAAGGAGGAAAGAATCTTTTGAAAACAATCCTGATGTAAAGAATTTTCAAGAAGATGTAAAAAATCTAAAAGATAAAGCGAGTCAAATTCCGATGGAAACCACTATAAATCCCGATGGATCAATTACAAGTCAAGGATCGGGAACACTTATTCGTGGTGAATTATACAAGCCAGGCGAGAAGATGTCTTTAAAACAAAGACAAGCAATACAATTCAAAATAATGATGAATGGTGAAGGTAGTGTCGATCCACAAAAATTAGAGGACTACAAAAATTCTGGTGGCGCTTTATCAAAAGAAGAATCTAGTCAAATCAGTGATTTAGAAGGTGTTGAGCCTGGTGCATTTACTGAGGTATCAGAGGAAGAGGCTAGAAGACAAATTGAAGCTGAAGATAATCCTTTTGCAGGCATTCTTTCACCCTTTGTTGATAAATTTAAAAATTTTTCAGAGGGTCTTGAAAAATCATCTTTAGGTGAGTCTTTGAAAGATGAGAAGATACCAAAACAACTTGAGTCAGTTGCTAAAGACATAGGATCAAAAATAGATCCAAAAGATATTAAAGATGTCGTTATAAAAACAGTTGTAAAAAAATTATTTGGTGACATTGAGCCTGGTGCATTCTCTCCTGTAAGTGATGAGGATATAGAGAAAGAAAAACAATTAGAATCTGATGGTAAGACATTTGAATTATCGGGAGCTTCTAAAAAACTTATTGGAGAGGATGAGGATTTTCTTAAAGCAGTTACAGAGGTATCTGAGAAACGAGGAATAAATCAAGCTGAGTTTTTAGGATTGATGGCGTCGGAATCTTCACTTGATCCTAAAGCGGTTAATAAGGATACAGGTGCAACTGGTTTAATACAGTTTTTGCCTGAGGTTGCAGAAAGATTAGGAACAACCACAGATAAAATCTTAGAGATGAGTAGAACTGATCAAGTAAAACTTATAGATAAGTATTTTGATGTGAATAAATTACCAGACAATCCGACTGCTGGACAATTAAAAACAAATGTTCTCATGCCAGCTTATACTGACAAGGGTGATGATTTTGAGTTGATGACTAAAAATAAAAAATTTACTGATGGTGAGGCAGGCAATCCAAATACATTTTCTCAAAATAAAGGTTTAGATTATAATGAAGATGGTTTTGTTACTGTTGGAGAGGCTGGACAAAGTATTTTTAAAAAAATGGAAGAGTTTGGTATTAAAGATACAACACCTCAAAAAGGTGGTATAAATGCTGTCATAGAAAATAAAGTTGAAGATTTATCTCAAAATATTCTTTCAAATTTTGAAGAGATAAGTTCAATCGGGAACAGTCAACCTCAAATTGATCCTGATGCAGTTTTACAAATAAATGAATCATTTCAAACTCAAAACCAAGGCGCAACTAGAGATTCCAGTTTACTTCAACCAACACTTGCACAAGTTTCAGAGGCTAGTTTAAAAGATACCGAGACTACATCAATATTTGTTCAAACAATATCAAATAATAAAATAAATATAGCTAAAAAGACAGTTTTACCTTCAGAAATAGCGAGGATGATAATTTAATGGAATCTAGGTGTAAATTTACGAAATGCATGTTAATTGCAAAGGATGGATCTTCTTTAGATTTTGACACTGATCTTCTTGGAGGAAATCCAATTGTTGATTATTTTGAAAGTGTCATGAGTCCATCAGTATCAATGACTATTACTATTATTGACGTTGATCAACTCATTAGTAGAAAAGGAATTACTGGAGGTGAATCTCTAGATTTAACAGTTAAGATGAATGGTTTTGCTGACTTTAAAATTACTTCAAAAAAACATAAGTTAATCTTAAATTCTGTAAGAGATGTATCTACTGAAACAAATAAACAAGTGGCAACTTTAGAATTTGTATCTGAAGAGTCATTAGTTAATGAAACTAAAAGAGTGAATAAAAAGTTTACTGGAAATGTTACACAAATTGTGAAACAGTTATTGACTAATGCCAGAAGTTCAGATAAAAAAGGAATTCAAACTAAGAAAAAATTTAAATCAGATAATGCTGTAAATAAGTATTCTTTTGTTGGTAATTTAAAAAGACCTTTTGATACGATACAATGGTTATGTCCTAAAGCACAATCATCAAATCAAAATTTTGGTTTTTTATTTTATGAAACTTTGGATGGTTATAATTTTAGATCAATTGAAAAATTATTAAAACAAAAAGCTACAATCTATAATAGAACAGATAGAGTCACCGAAGAAGTTAACAGAATATTGCAGAATAGTTTAAATGAATCAAATGATGTTGGCATGAATCTTAGGATGGGTATGTATTCAAATAAAACAATATATATTGATCTTGAGAACGAAACCTATCAGGAAGAAACATTTAAAATTGATGAATTAAAACCACCGTTAAAAAAACCACCAACATTACCAGAAAAACTGCATGAAAAAGAGACTCGATTAATGTTTAGAATATTGGATCAAGGAGCCTTACAAAAGGGGTCTACTAAAAAAGATGTTGAGAAGAGAAATGAGCTTGCCGTTTATCAAAATAAATCTTATATTAGAAATAACTTACTATTCTCACAATCATTAAACATCTCAATTCCAATTAATCCTGATCTTAGAGCTGGTCAAATGATTGAGATAAGATTACCTCTTAAAAAAGGTAGCTCAGCGGGTGGTAATGGTCAAGAAAATATAAATCCAACATCTGATTTTGGAAAAGAAACAGAAAATGATATTAGTGGTAAATACTTAATATCAGAATTAAGGCACTTAATTGGTGGTAGAAGTGCAGAAACACAACTTGAATTAATTCGTGATGTGTTCACCGCTTAAATAAAAGAAACAGGAGTAATCTAATGAAATCAATCGAAGACCATATGGAACATGATAAGAAGATTATCGATGATCCACAGGCAAATCCAGCAGCAAGAAGACATGCAAAAGAGGAATTGCATGAACTCGAAGAATATGTAGAACATCATAAGGAAGAGATCGAAGCGGGAGATCATCATGATCCAAACGCATTGGAATTATTTTGTGACAACCATCCAGACGAACCTGAGTGTTTAATCTATGATGATTAATTAGATGTATCAACAAACTAACTTTTTTGGAAGAGACCCTATGCAATGGTGGATCGGTCAAGTGACTGATCCAGATAAAGGAGAGTGGGGTAATTCTCTTGAAAAGAAAAGATCTGAAGATGGTGAGGACATTTACACCTTTAGATGTCGTGTTCGGATCGTTGGTTATCATGCTTGTGAAGATGATTTACCAGACAAAGATTTACCTCTAGCTCATATTCTTTTACCACCAAATACAACAACTGTGGGTGGTTGTGGACAGACAGTTCAATATCAAGGTGGAGAAGTTGTTGTTGGATTTTTTGCAGACGGAGAGGATGCTCAACAACCTATTATTTTTGGAACTTTATTTAAACAATCTTTTGTTGGAGATCAATTATCAAACAAAGATTTTGATGACAAAAAACATACATGTTTCGTTCCCTATACGCCACCAAAAGTAGTGCAAAGATCTGGGAAGATGAGATATAATACAAATTGGCAACCATCTTCACCACCAGTTAGAACTTTTACTGATGGTGAGAGTGTCAAAACTCCAGCACAAAAACAAAAAGAGGCAGCAACAAATATTGTTATAGATCAATTCACTGCTTGTGAAGATAATGAAGTATCGAAGATAAGTAATGCAATAAAAGATTTTACTCGAAAAGCACAGACTCTTCAAGAATTAAATGAGGAATCTACATATGTTGATCCGATATATGGTGGTGTAGTTGATATTAAGGAAGAGATAAGATTAACGTCAGCAAGAGTTCATAATTCAACAACAAGATTAGTTCGTCGTGCTAGATCATGGTTAATTCAAGATACTCTTGAGAAATTAAATGCAACTTTAAAAGATAAAACACCAAAAACATTACAAGCTCCAGTTGGTCAAGCTACAAAAACTTTAACAGATGTAATTTTTTGCAATATTGAAAAAATACAGGAAGGTTTAGTAGATTATCTTGGAAAAAGTTTGGAAAATATGGTCGGCCAAGTTTTAGATGTTCCTGCTTGTGGTATTGAGAATTTTCTTGGTGATATGTTTGGTCAAATTAATGGTATTATTGATAATGATTTGGGTGGTATGTTTTCACAATTGAATAATATTCAAGGTGGTGGTATTGCAGCTCCGAGTCAAACATTCTCTAAAGCGATTAAGTTTGCGAATATTATTACAAATGTTCTTGATTGTGATCGATTAAATTGCCCAGAACCAACAGCATTTTCTGCAAAGAATGGAGTCGCTAAAGCTGTAGAGGATAATTTAGGAGGTGTAATTGATAAAATTGGAATTAAAAAGTTAGAGACTGATTTATTGAAAAATCTTAATGAGGCAATTCCAGCATCACCAACTCGACCAGATTGCAGTACAAATGTTTTAGAATGTGGCCCACCAAGAGTGGACTTTATTGGTGGAGGTGGTCAAGGTGCAACTGGAAGTGCGATTGTAAATGCAATTGGTAATATTATTGGTGTATCAATTAATGGGCCTGGTTTTGGATTTAAAGAACCACCTTTACTTTCTTTCTTTGATAGTTGTGATAAGGGATATGGAGCTGGAGGATATCCAATTATGGGGCCTGTTTCACCTTTAACAGAGGATTCAAGAGTCGCTGCTGGTGCGGTTGGAGGACTACCAGTGACTTCAAACGGTATTCCTGTTGTTGCTGGTGCTGTTGGTGGAATACCTGTGACAACACCAAATGGTCAATCAATTGTAACAGAGGATGGAGATACTGATTTACATAATTTACCAGTTACTGTTGGAGGTCTAGGTGGTGTTCCTGTTGTTGGTGGTGGAACTGGTGGAGTGCCTTTAACTGTTGAGGGTAAACCGATTGTAATTAATGGAGAGGGTGGTCAAGGTTTAGTTGCTGGAGCATTTCCTGTAATAATTGGCGGGCCTGTAATTGATGATGGTGCTGGTGGTGTTGGCGGTGGAACTGGCGCTGGTGCTGGTGATATAAACACTAGTTTGGTTACAGCTGTTCCCCAAATTTCACAAGATAGTGATGATGGAGTTAAGACTGGTACGGTCACTTCCATTGGCCCTGTTTCATCATCTGAAGATGCTTACAGTAGATTTACAACACTTGGAGGAATTGCTGGAAATGGTTCAATTAATGGAACAGGAGCAACTTTTGATATATTTACTGATAGAAATGGTAATATTGAATCAGTAGTTCCTAGTTCTGGAGGTGGTTCATATCAAACTGGCGAAACAATAACAATATCGGGTTCTCTTCTTGGTGGATCTAGTCCAGAAAATGACGTTACTTTTGAAGTAACTGGAATATCATCACCAAGATCAATATCTCCTGTTATTCCTCAATTACCACCACCAATCGCAGCTGGTGTTGGTGGTGTTGACGCTGGTGTTGCTGGCGGTATTGATGCAAACACTCCCTCGTTTTCTGGATTTAATATTACTGTTGGTGGTAAACCTAATGTTGATGGGTTGTATGTGCCTGATCCAAATGGAACTGAATTGGGTGTTGTAAATGTTGTAATTACTGATCCAGGCCAAGAATATTTACCAAATACAACAGAAACTTCTGTTGTGCCGATAACTGATGATGAAGGAAATCCGATAATTGATAATAATGGAAATGAAATTTCTCAATTAACCACGAAAGAAATCATACCAAATCCAAATGCTAATTATGATGGAGAACAATCATTTCTTACTTCTCTTGGAGATGTTGTTGTTACAAATACAGGATTTGGATATGAAGATGGTGACACAGTTACAGTGGATGGTGGAGAGATAGGTTCAGGCGGTGCGGAAGTTGAATTAGAAATTCAAGATGGTCTTATTGTGGGTGCAAAAGTTACTGATGGTGGATTTGGATTTACTAATCTTCCTGATTTAACAATAAATAGTGAAAGTGGAGTTGGAGCTAGATTGCTTCCAGTGTTGAACTTTACAAAAGTCCAAGATGCGTCTAAACTAGTAGAGAGTGAAAGACAATCAGTAATCATGGTCATTAGTTGTATAACAAAATAAAATGTCAAAACCACCAAAGGATAAACAAAATTTAGAAAGAGATGTCCACTTGAGATATTGTACTCAAAGTGGACAAAGTAGCATACATGGTGAAACTTTATATGAAATTCAAACACAGGAGGCACAGTCTTTTGCGTTTCATTCTGGAACAGGCCAAGGTAGCACTGGTAAAGGGCCTGGCACAGGTAAAGCGGTTTTATATACGCCAGGATGTTCAATGGAGATTCTTGGTGAGGGATTAAAAGTTAGAAATCCTGGCGATATAAGTCAACTTCCAGCAAAAATTATAAAAGCTAAGAAAGGTGATATTGTTTTCGATGTTGAAAATGGAGATATCACATTTAGAGCAAGGAATATTAACTTTGAAGCTGTTGGTGGTGGTCAAGATGGACAGTTTCTTGCAAAAGCAACTAGAGTTGCCACCGTCGATGCACCTGATATTCGACTTCAAGGAGAAAAAATATTAATGAAATCGGATAATCAAATTAATATTATAAGTAAAGGTTTCATGGAACTTAAGTCTGGATTCACACTAGCGGCATCATTTGCTGATGAAAATTATGGAACAATGTCTCAAGTTTTAAAATCAGCTACCACAATTAGTCCACCAACATTAACATGAATATATCTAGACAACAACTCGATAAATTAGTTGTGGGAACAAATGATGTCTCTTATGTCCCACCTGATACTTCTCCGACTGGAACTGCGGTTTTAAATGGCCCTGTTTATGTTGGAAAAACTGCTGCATCGCCAGGATATGAAGCAGTTTTAAACGTTGCCTCAAACTCTGCCCCACAAAGTCCACTCGATACTCAACCAGCCTGTAACGCACCTTTAGCAGTCAAAGTAGATGGTGATAGTAAATTCGTTGGTGACGGAAAGACTGGCCCTGATGCAATTGTGGTTGTGGGTGATATGTTTGTCACAGGCGCGGTTGATTGTGGTAACAAGGGGAAACTAGCTGCTAGATTTGGTGCTGCAGATGGTCGTCCAAAACCATTTGATATACAACACCCAACAAAAGGAAAGGGTCATCGACTTCGTTATGCATGTATTGAAGGCCCCGAAGTAGGAGTTTACTATCGTGGTAGACTCAAAGGATCAAATATTATTGAGTTGCCATACTATTGGAGAGATCTTGTTCATGAAGATAGTATTACAGTTCAATTACAACCAGTTGGAAAGAGTCAAAATTTAGTAGTTGAAAGTTTTAATAACGAATATGTAGTGATTGAAGTTGGTGCAAACCAAGATTTTCTAACTAACGAAATTTTAATCGATTGTTTCTATCATGTGTATGGTGAAAGAAAGGATATTAATCCATTGATCACTGAATATGAAGGTGATACATGGCAAGATTATCCAGATCCAAACTATGATCCAAATAAAGTTGATGAGGACAAGAGAATACTGACTGATCCTCAATTTGCAGGCCCACCTAATACTTTTACGAATTGAAAAAATTAATTTATGTTGAGGAGAACTTTATTTCTCCTGATGAGTGTCAAAGATTTATTGATTTATCTCTTGCAAACAAAGGAAAAGAAATGCCTTATGGTGATGAAACCAGAGGTGGAGACACTTATCTAACCACTGTTGAGTGGAAAGATCACACCGCTGTTTATCTAGGTGGTAATGTTGATCCTACTCCACCATCCCCAGATGATGAGGTTGTAAATAGAGTTAATCAAATTTGTAAAAACTTTGATTCAACTGCAAATCTAGATTATGTTGGTGTCATAAGATGGCCAGTCGGCACTTTTATGAAACCACATGTTGATGATAACAACGTGCATAATCCAGATATATTTGCTGCGATGTTATATCTAAATAATGATTTCGCTGGTGGTTGCACTTGTTTTGAAAATTTTGAAGTCAAACCAGAGCCAGGAAAACTTATAATTTTTTCAAATTCACAATATCTTCACTATGTTAGTCAGGTTGAGAACTCCGAAAGATTTGTTCTCTCATTCTGGTATAATTCATTGAATAAATAAAACAGAAGAAAATTTGTACATAGCCCAATAAGATGCCTCTTTCAAGACTGGAGAATTTTCTAAAGAATA